AAGGGCAACTGTTGGGACAATAGCCCTTCAGAAAGTTTTTTTCATACGCTGAAAACAGAGTTAGTTCACCATGAAAACTACCTGTCTCGGGAAGAGGCTCAGCAAGATATATTTGAGTATATTGAAGTGTTTTATAACCGTCAGAGAAAACACTCAACTAATGGTTACTTAGCACCGTTCAAGTACGAGCAAAAACTTGTCGGAGCTGCGTAAAAAAATGTCCGAAAAACTGTTGCCAAATTACCTAGTTATTTTTTCTGTGTAGAAGGGCTGCCAAGCACTATGCCTATGCGAGTGTTATTGCCTTTCGCTATGCCGCTTTTACCTTTGGGTATCTCTTGGATTTCTCCACCCGCTTTAAGGAAGGCTGCTACTTGATCGTCAATGCTTTGCTGACGGGTTTCACTTGATAGGTCATCTTGCTTTTTACGTGCCATGAGAACTCCTGCTTTGGTTAGCCAGGCATTATACACAAAAAGGGGCGGTCCGTTGTTCCAAGGTGTATAGGTGTGATGGGGAGTTGATCTAGCCGGGGGAGGCTGTGCAAGAAGTTAAATACAACAGTCGTTTAAATTTAATATTTGTAATTTATTTGGCACTATCCATTAATTATTACTATCTTTTTTGTCAGTTGTTTGAGCTGTGTAAATAAGCCTATAACTCAAGTAATCGAAAATGACTTCAATTATTTCTGCTTAAAAAGGAATACAACAATGTCTGATAGACTATTACCAGGACAAAAGCTAGAAAAAGGCCAACAACTCGTATCAGAAGACAAGCGTTATGTATTGTCACTTCAGCATGATGGCAATTTGGTTCTTTATGTAGATCACCGCCCTTTATGGGCTTCTGATACTGCTGGTATCGCTGTAGAGCGAGCTGAAATGCAAAAAGATGGCAACTTAGTGATTTATGGATATGACAATAAGCCTGTTTGGGCAAGTGACACTGCTGGAAATCCCGGCTCTCAGTTAATCATGCAAAATGATGGTAATGCTGTCATCTATAAGCCAGTAGCTATTTGGGCAAGCAATACTGCTCAGTGATAATAGAATTCACTTTTTAAGCTACTTTTCTGTTGACGCTTGGGGTGCCTTCAGAGCTAAGTGAGGCACCTTAACTTTTTTATGACAGAGAGCCTCTTATACTCCTTCCATATTCTGATTTTTTCAGCTCGGTGATACTTGGTTTTCCGCTTGCCCCCGGTGGCACCTCCTTAATCTGACCGCCAGCCTTCAAGAATGCGGCGGTTTGTTCTGCTATTTTTCTGCTTCTTAGCTCTTTGAGTGTCGGCTGGTGTTCCTTGCCTGGCATTGCTGGGCTGTCCTTTGTGAGTGTTAGCGGGATTTAGTATAGGTTAGGGGGAAATGGAGAGGTTTAAGGTTTTGTGGCAGGGGGTGGGGGCAAAAAATAGACAGATCCATTGCTTCAGTTTAGAATATGTAGTAACGTAACTACACGCCTGCAAAAGAGGTAAAACTATGCCAACCAGAACCTTTTCTAGTCGTGAGTTTAATCAACATCCGACAGAAGCGAAAAAAGCCTCAAATCTTGGACCTGTATTTATTACAGACCGAGGCAAACCCGCTCACGTCATTTTGACAATCGATGAATATGAAAGGCTTACTAAAAAGGAAGCTCCTAGTATTGCTGACCTTTTATCAGTACCAGAAGACGAAGATTTTGATATAGAGATACCAAAGGCAGATATTCAAGTTAAACCTGTGGACTTTGATTGATGTATATTATTGATACAAATGTTCTTTCAGAGCTAAGAAAAATAGCCACAGGAAGAGCAGATAAAAATGTTATGGAGTGGGAACAAACTGTTACACCAGCAACTATGTTTTTATCATCTATTACAATTTTAGAGCTTGAAATGGGTATGCTTAGAGCTGAGCGCAAAGATACAGTGCAAGCAAATCGACTAAAAAACTGGATTAATAATCAAGTATTACCTGCATTTAAAGGACGAATACTGCCTGTAGATACATTAGTAGCTCAACGCTGCGCAAGGCTGCATGTTCCTAACCCTAAATCAGAAAGAGATGCAATGATAGCAGCTACCGCATTCGTGCATGGTATGACTGTTGTTACCAGGAATGTTAAGGATTTTGAGCTAACAGGGGTAGATTTGCATAACCCTTTTAACTCTCAATAAATTTATGCCATACATAGAAAAACCACTTACCCACGAAATGTGCCTTAGAATCCAAAGGGACTTAGCTCCTGATTGGGCTGAGTTTGCTAAAACCCGAGAAATGATCTGGGGCTGTCGTTATTCGAATGATAAAGTCAGTGTATATGAAACATCCTTCGGCGAGATTGATCTATATTCAGACAGCACTTATGTGCAAGAGGTTGATGGTGATGGCTATTTTTTATTAATTGAAGAGCATGAAATAAAAGTATTTTGCCTCTATTTTGAAGGGAAGCCTTACCATATTAGCACTTATTTTCTATCAGATTATCTAGCAACCCCAATCTATATAGAGGATGATGCTGAACGCCAAAGGGTAATGGATGCAGTCATGGAGGCTTTGAGTGTATATGATGAGTTTTGTCTCGCAAGTTGGATGGTGGACTATGGCTTCAAAGATAAAGATTATTACGAAGCGAATAAGCCTAGTGGTAATGGCTGGGCATAAAAACATGCTGTGAGGGACAAAATATGCGAGATGATTACGACTTCTCAAGCTCAGAGCAGAACCCTTATGCAAAGCAGCTGAAGAAGCTTACACTCGTGAAAGTGACTTTAAATTTCCAGGGGGTTATTGATTTTGGGTTTGATTCTAGATTGGTGAAAAAATAAGCCTATGGATAAGTCGATAATGGAAGTTGTACTTGAAGGGGCAGAAGGTCTGCATAAGGCAGGATTGATGAATGATTCAAAACTAGAAGAGTTTAAAAAGCTAGTTCTTAAAAATCCTGAAGTTAAAAAAGAATACGACAGGTTAGGCAAAGAGTTTCTAACTATTCACCTAAAGCAGCTTGCCAGCACTCCTGATGAAAGTTTTGTTCACACTAGTCCGGAAGATATAAAAGCTAGAGTAAGGCGAATGCAGTACAAAGGCTTTCAAGGTTCTGTTGAGTATAGCGCTGACGATGAATTGCTATATGGTGAGGTGTTGTCAATAGAGCCTTTGATCAATTACGAAGGCTCTACATTGGATGAGCTAAAGGCAGCTTTTGAGGCTGCTATTGATGATTATTTAAGTAGCTAAACATCTTCACCAAAAAATAAGTTGTTCATCATCTTGCGTATTCTTGGCTCTGAGCTGCCATGCTTGGCTAAGTTGGCATTCCAAGCCCCTGCAGTTACATAGTATTCAGAAACACCAACTCGACGGCTATTGTTGTGTGCGTATATTTTTGCATCGGATAAATATATTGCTAAGTCCCACGACCATTTGCCGTAGTAGCTTAAATACCAATCACACTTATAAGCCTGGCGGCGGGAATGTACAACTCTTGGCTTGTAGTTTTTTTCTTCCAACCAGTTAACCATCACATCTAAAAAGCCTTGCCTGGTTTCCTCGTCTTTTAATATGCAAACCTCGCTAGCCCATTTAATGCCCTTCGCTTCAGTGTGCTTGTAAGTTAATGCACAAGAGCTAAGCAACAAGCTAGATGCTGCTATTAGTAATACCCTTTTCATTGTTTTTTACTTCCTGAAAAAGCACTCAAGAATACATCTTGCACCTTGGTTCAATCAATCTTGCATAATGTATACGCAAACTGTTGATTTTAATGTGATTAGTTACTATGCTGCATATCCTTAGTTTTGGGGCATTTGGTACATACAAAAAAGAGGGGAGATTTTGCCTAAATTTTACACGGCAGTTTATTTATTAGCCTATCAAGAAGCGCTCATTTAAAAAAAATTGCAAGTAAAAATGAATATCAATAATCACAAGAACCGCCTAGCTCTGTGATTTTTGGTAATGGAAAATACATTGACTTTCGTATATAAGAGTAGTTTTTGATCTTTAATTAAATAATTTTCAATGGATATTATGAATATTAAAGGGCTGTCAGATTCAGTAATGATGGGCCTTGACGAGCTTTTCACGTCTGATGAAGAGAGATTAAAAGCTCAGATAATTTTGAATGAACATTTTAACAAACCCCATGTTTTGCAGGCTATGGCCAATATTGAAGAGGCAAAACACTCTTCTATTTTCGTGTCTGGTTGGCGTCCCGCGTTGGGTTGGTTATGCACTGGCTTATTAGCTTACGCTTGGATTGGTAGAGATTTATTAATAGTACTGCTTATGTCGTCCGGTCAATCAGAGACAATCAATAAATTACCAGACATAGACACCGGCGAATTATTAACGCTGGTTTTTGCTTTGTTGGGGCTTGGCGGTGTTCGGACGTGGGAAAAGATTAAAGGCGTTGCTAGGCGTTAAACATGAGCAAGACTACTACAGCGGCTTATGCATCAGGTGCAAGCATGGTTATAGCCGGTTTTACTATTCAAGATTGGGCGCTAGCCGTTGGTGTAGCCTGCACGGTTACTACTTGCTTAGTTAATTGGCATTACAAGCGTAAGAAGACGCACCACGAAATTGAGTTTTTAAAAGCCCAGATAAATCAAAAATATACAAATTGAGTAGAAGTTATGGCAGCACCAACAAAGCGCAGCAATGCAGGAGATAATAAATTTTTTGCAGGTATTGAAGCCGGTCATGGTATCGGCTTTGCTGCTAGAAAGGCCGGTTATACTCGATCAAGTGTTTATCATTACCGGCAAGAAGACCCTGATTTTTTGGCTAAGTGGGATGAAGCAAAAGACAACTTCAAAAATTCGTTAGGAATTGAGTTAACTTACCACCGCGCAATAGCAGGGCAAAAATCTGCTGCTGCGCAAATTATTGAAGGCATAGCAGAGATTGAAGTGACAGAAGAGAATTATTTAAGTCTCGTAAAAAGCCTAAAAGAAAGTACAGAGTCTTTAATCAAGGTTATGACCATTGAGCTTGAGTTGAGTAGTAAAAATGTCGCGCCCGAAAAACCGGAGTAAAGCAAGAGATAAGAAATTCTTTGACGGCATAGAGGCTGGTTATGGTATTGGTTTGGCCGCAAAACAAGCGGGTTATACGCGAACAAGTGTGTATAGATACCGTGATGAGGACCCAAGCTTTGCTGAATCCTGGGACGAAGCCAGAGAAAACTATATTGAAGAGCTAGAAGCAGAAGCTGATAGGCGAGCCGTAGAAGGCATTGAAAAAGGTGTTTATTACCAAGGGCACCAGGTGGGTACTCAGCGCGAATACTCAGACGCTTTATTAATGTTTCGATTGAAAGCTTTAGCGCCAGAACGTTACAGAGACCGGCAAGAGGTCAAGCATGACGGTAAAGTAGACGGCAAGTTAGAAGTGGTTAAGCCTGTTTTCAATTTAACATTAACCACTGATGAATAGCTAAATGGCTGAAGTAAACACGAAACTGCACAAGAGACAAACGGAGGCTTTCCAGTCGCACGCCAGCGAAATTTTATACGGCGGCGCGGCTGGAGGTTAAGGCGGGAAATCTCATTTAATGCGAATTGTTGCAATTAGTCTTTGCATCAAAGTTGAAGGAATCCAGATTTATTTATTTCGTCGCCTTTCTGATGATTTATACAAGAACCACATGGAAGGTGCAGGCGGTTTTTATGCACTTTTGTCGCCATGGTTTGAAGCAAAATTCGTTAAATTTAATGGTTCTAAAAACTTTTTAGAATTTTGGAACGGCTCAAAAATTTGGTTAAGTCACTGCCAATATGAAAAAGATTTGGTTAAGTATCAGGGGACAGAATTTCACGCTTTATTAATTGATGAGCTTACTCACTTTACCGAAAAACAATACCGATTTTTACGAGGCCGTTGTCGTCTGGGTTCTCTCGCAGTGCCAGAAGAGTATAAAGGCAAGTTGCCGTTGATTTTAGCTGGCTCCAACCCTGGCGGTGTTGGTCATAACTGGGTAAAGCGTACTTTTGTTGATGCAGCTCCACCAATGAAGTCTTGGCGAGCAACTAAAAAAGAAGGCGGGATGTTAAGGCAGTATATACCAGCAAAACTCGAAGATAATCCAACGTTAATGGTAAACGACCCGGATTATGTAGAACGTTTAGAGGGCTTAGGCGATCCGGCCTTAGTTAAAGCCATGCGCTCAGGCGATTGGAATATCGTTGCGGGCGGTGCTTTTGATGATGTGTGGGCACAACGTGTCGTATTGCCACGGTTTAAGGTGCCTAGCAGTTGGCGTATAGATCGTTCCTTTGACTGGGGTTCAACCCATCCGTTTAGCGTTGGATGGTGGGCAGAGGCAGATGGAACGGAAGCAAAACTAATTGATGGCGGTGTTTTCTGCCCCCCTAAAGGCTCATTAATCCGTATTCATGAATGGTACGGCACTAAAGAAATAGGCACGAATGAAGGCTTAAAAATGTCTGCAAAAGAAATTGCACAGGGTATTAAGGAGCATGAAAAACACCTGATGTCTGACGGGTGGATTGCTAAGGCTCCCTACCCTGGGCCAGCAGACAACCAAATCAGAAACGTTGTTAGGTCTGACATAGACACGATTGAACTAGAAATGGTTAAAGCAGGTATTCGCTGGAAAGAGTCGGATAAATCGCCAGGCTCACGAATTAACGGCTTAGAGCTGGTTAGAAGTCGATTAAAAGAAGCTGGTAAAGATCATCCAGAAGCGCCAGCACTTTATTTCATGGAGCATTGCCGGGCTTCTATTTCGTTAATACCAACGTTGCCGCGCGACGAGAAGAAGACAGACGACGTAGATACAGCGGCAGAAGATCACGTTTACGATGAAATTCGCTACAGAGTGTTAGCCACCAAGCGCGAAGCAATGAGTATTAAAATGGGGTTTAGTTTCTAATGCCAGATGTAACTTTTCAGCATCCAGAATATGTAAAAGCGGCTAAGAAATGGCAGGTTGTAGAGGATGTTTGTGCAGGTGAAAACGTTCAAAAATATCTGCGCGCGCTAAACCCTAGCGATACTAGCAAGCAGAACAGAGAGCGTAACGAGCAGTACAAGAAAGGCGCTGTTTACTACAACGCTACTGGTAGAACTCGTCAGGGGCTGACAGGCGCTGTTTTTAAAAAGGTGCCCGTACTTCATGTACCAGCCGCTTTACGCTATGTAGAGGACGATATAGACGGCACAGGCGTTAGCATTTATCAGCAATCACAAAAAGTGCTGTCAGAGGTGCTTAAGAAAGGTAGGTACGCCCTGTATGTTGATTATCCGGCAGTTAGCGCACCAGCCTCAAAAGCACAGCAAGCAGCTGGGCTGATTCGGGCTAGTGCTATTAACTTGAGCGCTGAGCGTGTTATTAACTGGCGCACTCAGAAAGTCGGTGCAAGTCATCTACTGTCACTGGTTGTTATCAAAGAATCAATAGCCCAAACGACAGAAGACGGATTCGGTATAGAAAGCATTGAGCAATATAGAGTTTTGCGACTAGACGGCTGTTACCGTGTTGAGGTTTGGCAGCAAAATACTAGAGGCATGTGGTCGATAGCTAAAACATATCAACCATTAAACGGCAAGGGGCAACCATGGCGTTTTATTCCGTTTACCTTTATTGGTGCAGAGAATAACGACACCTCAATAGATCAGCCGCCTTTGCTTGATCTTGCAAGGTTGAATTTAGCGCATTATCAAAACTCAGCAGACTATGAAGACAGTGCTTTTTTTGTTGGTCAGGCACAACCAGTAATTAGCGGACTAACTGAGGAATGGCGGGATTGGATGCAGCAAAACGGTATTTATATCGGTTCTCGCTCCCCTATTCTGCTACCTGCTGGCGGTCAATTCGATATAAAACAGGCGCAGCCTAACACCATGGTAAAAGAAGCCATGGACCAGAAAGAGCAGCAGATGATTGCTTTAGGTGCAAGGCTTCTAGACAAAGGCTCAGCCGTTAAGACGGCAACTGAAGCCCAAGCGGAAAACGAGGCTGAGCACTCTGTTTTATCGTTGGCTGCTAGCAATGTTTCAGAAGCTTACACCCTGGCGCTTAGCTGGATGGCTAATTTTATGAATGCCCCGGCTGACGTGGAGTACACGCTTAATCAGGAATTTACCCGTTCAGAGCTGTCACCGCAGATGCTGACTGCTTTAATTCAAGCTTGGCAGTCTGGCCGCTTACCGGATTCTGATCTATGGGCGCAGCTCAAAAAATACGGCGTTATTGATCCAGAGAAAGATGATGAAGACATCAAAGGCGAGCTAGAAACGGCTACAACAGGGTTAGCATTAGACGATGAATAACCCGCTATTTGATTTTACTGTTCGTAATCAGGTGTTTTTAGAGGGGCTTAAGTCTGGCGAGGTCAATCAATTTACAGCTTTTCTAAAGCGGATTGATAAAGAAATTAAAAGCCGGTTAATCGAAAATGATTTAACTGCATTTTCCCGAACCCGGTTAGAAAAACTTTTAAAATCAATTGAAAAAGCCTTAGCGAATATTTATAGCGAATATTACGACGAGTTAGCCGGTAGTTTAATTGATATTGCGGAATATCAAGCAGAGCTAGAAGCTAAAACACTGGACGCGGCGGTTACAGAATCACAAGCCGAGTTGCCCGATATTAAACGTAAGTCGTTTGAATCTACAATACCGGCAGCGACTCAGATTTACGCGGCTGTATTCGCTACCCCCCTTTCAGTACGCGGGGTTGATGGGGGTAAGCTGCTTGATGCATTTATCAACGATTGGGCAAAGGTTGAGCGTCAGCGTGTGGTGGGTGCAATCAGACAAGGTTTTTTCGAAGGACAAACCAACGCCCAAATTATTCAGAATATTCGCGGCACCAGGGCTAATAATTATCGTGATGGTTTGCTGGCAATTAGCAACCGAAATGCTGAGGCCATTGTTAGAACATCAATACAACATGTGGCGTCTGTTGCCCGGTTTGAAACCTGGAAAGCGAATGATGATATTTTAGAGGGCTATACCTGGGCCTCAGTAATTGATAGCAGAACAACAAGTACATGTCGCTCACTAGATGGCGTTCGCTTTGAACTGGGCAAAGGTCCAAGACCACCGGCCCATATACGCTGTAGGTCTACGACAATAGCGGCCTTGAAAGATGAATTCAGCTTTCTATCTGAAGGCAGAACCCGCGCTAGTATGCATGGCCCTATCGATGGAAAGCTCACTTATTACGACTGGCTAAAGACGCAACCGGTTAGTTTTCAAAATCAGGTATTAGGCAAAACCAGAGCGCAATTATTCAGAAATGGCGGCTTATCTGCAGAGAGATTCGCCGCGTTAAATTTAGGTAGACATTTTAAACCGCTTACGCTTGATCAAATGCGGAAATTAGAACCCGCTGCTTTTGAAAGAGCTTTCAGTCATTAATTTAAGGGCCTGTAGAAGTGAGTACTATCAGCCGGGAGTTTTTAAACAGCAAAATAAACTATGACCTTAATACTGATTTAAGTACTGTAAACAGCTTAGAAGAAGCAGAAACATTATTAGAGCAACTTTGCATTGATTTAGATTCAGAACAATACGATCTAGAATACGACTTAGATGTCTCTGAGTTACCAGGCAGTAATATAGAGTTTTACGACGCTGTCTATAAGGCGCTTGCTATGCAGATATTTCCTACGGTTGCAAAAAAAGCGGCTGATTTAGGCTCAGTAAAAGGCATGTATCTTTATGGTAGCGGATTAGATGCAGATGCTTATTGCATGGACCAAAGAACGCGAGATTACAAAGAGACCACAAAAGAGTCCATGCATTATTTGCGTATGGCAGTATATAAGGGTTGTTATTACTCTATTCGTAGTATGGTTGGTGTTAGTAATTTTTTTGCATCACCCGCTGAAGAGTACGCTTTTTCTATTTTTTATTACGAAAGAGAGAAAATAAACTATACCGGTTACTTTGATCATCTTTCTGAGTCAGAAAAAAAAGCAGGAATAGCCCTTTACAATGATATGAAAGAGGCTGGATTTAAGTTTTTAAATTATCAACTCCCCTCTAACTTCCAATAAATGGATGAGAAATGTTAAAATTTTTATTAGATTCGCTTGATGACGTAGACGAAAACCTGCACGCTTTATATGAAGAAGCTGACGGAAAATATCAGTTAAAAGTCGATGGTATCGAGGATACTGGCGCACTAAAACGGGCTAAGGATCATGAGAAGACAGCCCGCAAAGCCGCAGAAGATCAGGCCCGTGAGCTTAAAGAGCAGTTAGAAGCCCTGCAGGTGCAGATCAATGAAAGCAAAGATGCTGATGCTCGCAAAAATGGCGATATTGAAGCGCTTGAAAAATCCTGGCAGGACAAATTTACTAACAGTGAAAATTCATGGTCAGAGAAATTAACTAGCCGTGAAAATGAATTAAATAGCACTATTGAAAACCTACAAAATAATTTAAAATCTATTTTAGTCGATAAAGAGGCTGTTAGATTAGCGTCTGAATTAGCCGTTGAAGGCAGTTCAGAATTATTAATCCCTCATCTTAAAGCCAGGCTTGCAACGTCTGAACGTGATGGACAGTTGGTAACTGTCGTGAATGATTCCGAAGGTAAGCCAAGTGCTTTAACACTCGATGAGCTTAAACAAGAATTTGCTAACAACAAGGCGTTTGCCCCCGTCGTTGTTGGCTCTCATGCCTTCGGCGGCAGTGCTGACCGTGGCAACAGTAGCGGTGCTACTCACAATGGTGATGTTACAAAAATGAGTCGCCAAGAAAAATTAGCTTACTTTGAAAATCAAATTAATGGAGATAGTTAAAAATGGCATTACAAGATATGCACATTTTTAATACCTGGACTCAAAAAGTAGCGACCGAGACTGTTGATCAAAAAGTTAGAATTTTTAATGAAGCATCCGGTGGCACTTTAATTTTAGGTAATGAGCAAACGATCGGGGATTATGTTGAGGAAGCGAGTTATAAAATTATTGGCTCGTTAGTGTCTCGCCGTAATGCTTACGGTGATAACACCGTTAATGATAGCAATATCAGTCAATTAAAAGATGTATCTGTTAAGGTCGATGGTCGTGTAGGCCCCGTCATTTGGACCTCTGAGCAATTCCACCGGTTGGGTAAAAGCGAACAGGAAGCGGGGTTAATTATCGGTGAGCAAGCCGCTGAAGCCATGATTCAGGACTATCTGAACGTTGCTTTTATGGCGTTAAAATCGGCTATTGCTGAGCATAACGAGCTGGTACACGACGGCAGCGCTAATAATATTAGTTTGTCTGCTCTGAACAAAGGCGCGGCTAAATTCGGTGACCGCTCGCAGTCTATTAAAACCTGGTTAATGCACAGTACGACTTATCATGACCTGATTGGCGAGGCGATTAATAACCAAAATCGCTTATTTAATATTGGTAATATTAACGTGCATGAAGACGGTTTAGGGCGTCGTTATATCTTTACTGACAGCCCTGCCCTAGCCACTACTACCGGTGAGGATACACTGTACCACACACTAGGTTTAACGCCTGGTGCCGTACAGGTTCAAACTGGGCCGCTGCATTCTGTCACGGTTGATATTACCGGCAACGAAAACCTGAAAAAGCGCTGGCAAGGTGAGTTTAGCTATATGTTGGGCTTAAAAGGTTACGCCTGGAAAGTGGCCACTGGTGGTAAATCACCAAACGATACTAATTTAGGCACGGGTGCAAACTGGGAAAAAATTGTAACCAGTCATAAAGATACAGCCGGTGTCATGGTCACCTCTAAATAATAAAAGGGCTTAACGGCCCTTTTTAAGGAATTAGAGAATGAAAGTGTTGTATTTCATTGCAGGCCCGGCGGATAAACAACAGAAACAGCTTGCTAAAGAAACAGGTGCGCTTATACGCGACTCATTAGCCTGGCACTCAGGCGATTACATCGAGCAATGCGACGCGGTTTTAGGTGAAGCCCCTAAGCCTTATCAGCAATTTGGTTTTCATGAAAAGCAGCCTGAAGCACTAGCATTGCTAGGTGGTGAAGTAGCCGAACCAAGCTTGCATGAGTTAATACTCAATGCCCTCAGTCAACTAGACCAAGCGAATGATGCCCACTGGACTCATGCCGGACTACCCAATGTTAAAGCTGTAGAAAGTATTCTAGGCCTAGACATTACCCGTGCTGACATTAGTGCCGCTGCACCAGAGTTTAGACGCGAGGTGTAGCATGTTAGTGATAGAAGATGGTAGCGGTACTAATCCCAATGCTAACAGCTATGCCAGTGTTGAAACGTTGCGGCTATTTGCCAAGCTTCGCGGTATTGATCTTACTGAGCTATCAGACGACGAGTGCGCTGTATTGCTGATTAAGGCAATGGACTATATCGAAGCCAAAGCTAGTAAGTTTCAGGGTGAAAAAACTAACCCAAGGCAGCCGCTACAATGGCCCCGCCGTGGTGTGCGTCTTGATGGTTTGTCAGTGGGTGAGAAAGAGATTCCACGTAACTTGGAGTATGGCCAGTTACAGCTAGCACTTGAAGCCCGCGAGCATGATTTGATGCCTAACCGCTTACCTGGTGAAAAAGGTGCCGTGATTAAAGAGCGTGTCGAAGGTGCTGTAGAAGTAGCCTATGCAAACAATGGTACGCCGGATAAGGTGCCTGCATTTGCGAAAGCAGAGGCGCTACTTGCTCAGCTCTACAAGAAAAACGGCTTATTCCTGGTGCGTGCATGAGTTTTTATGAAAGTCTAGCGGGCACGGCTGTCAACCTGCTACAGCAATTTGGTACACAGACTGTGTTAATTCGTACTACGGGTGAAGAGTTCGATCCGGTAACGGGCAGAGTCACACCAGGCACCACCGAGCAACTTAAAACCAATGGCGTATTAACCAGCTTTACTAAAACCACTGAAACAGCATTAGGTGGAAATATCGTTGCTGGCGATATGCTGCTGGTGTTGTCTGCCGAGGTTGAGCCGTTATCGACTGATAAATTATTGGTAAATGGTGAGCCCTGGACAATTGTACGAATACTGCCAGTTAATCCTGCCGGTACGCCGATTAGTTACAAAGTGCAGGTGCGTAAATGAGTTTTAGCAGTGATCTTGGCCGATTTTCTGTTGCGTCTTTGCAAGCTGTCGAGCGTATCACCAGAGCTATAAAGTTAGAGCTATTTAGCGGCGTCATCCTAGATACTCCAGTTGATACAGGCAGGGCTAGGGGCAACTGGCAAACATCAACAGGTTATCCGAAGACTTCAACTGTCGAGCGCTTTGGTGCTAATGCTTCGCTTAATGAGATGCGCAATAGCTTAGGCGGTTTGGATGGTACGACTTACCTAACAAATAACTTGCCGTACATTGAGGCACTGGAATATGGGCACTCAATACAAGCGCGCTCACCTGACGGAATGCTAAGAAAAAACTTCGCACGCATTAATCAGATTGTACAAAGAGCAATTAATCAACACTCAATATGAGTTTTTCAGCCATTAAAAAAACGCTCATTAAGGCGTATGTTGATGGTGGGTTCAATCTGCCTACAGCCTACGACAACCGTAGCTTTGAGCCCAAAGGCGGCGGACCCTGGGCACAGGTTTTTATTATTAATAATATGCCTGAAGTTGCCACGCTGGGCGATCACGGCGAAAACGAGCACACCGGATTTTTACAAATCGATATTAATTATCCGATTAATTCGGGTGACGGTGACGCTTTAGAAAAAGCCGACGAAATTACACATTATTTTCATATCGGCAAACGATTTAATTTAGACGATCAAAGTATTTTTATTAATTCAAGCGGTGTTAATCGTCCAAGTAATCAACCGGCGGAATGGTACCGACTTGTAATAACAGTTTATTGGTCTGCGAGAACAAAGAGGATAAAGCATGGCTGACGGTAGCCGTTTTAGTTTTTCATACTGCAGTGAGGATAGCTACGGCGTAATTGCTGATAGTCCAGAGTTTCAAACTATTAATACGGCTGGTGTTTCAATCAAGCCCGCAAAAGAAACTCAAACATCAAATATTATTAGAAGCGACAGACAAATCGCTGATTTATATTATGGTACCGAATCACTATCTGGCGATATAAAGCTAGAGCTTCGTTCGCATGAGTTAGATGATTTTTTCGAATATATATTTTGTGGTGAGTGGATTAAAGACACGCCAGAGGCAGGAGTCAACGAGCTAAGAGTGGGGCAAACAAAGCGCTCTTGTACTTGTGTTGGTCACTTCTCTGATATGGCCGAAAAGCCTTACCACATCTACACTGGGATAGCGTTTAACTCGTTAAGTTTTACTATCTCACCAGAGGCCAAAATAGACGCAACCTTAAACGTCATCGGGCAAAAAGTAACTCTCTCTCAAGAGTTGCCAGATAATTCAAAGGTAAAAGCGCCTCAAAACGGTAAGCCGCTATCTCTATTTAGAGGATATGTAAGAGAAAGCGGTGCAGATTTAGGCATAGTTACCGAAATTTCTTTAGAAATCACTAACGGCTTAGAAGCTAGGCACCACCTAATGTCCAAGCACACATTGCAACCATCAATGCAAAATAGCCAAGTAACAGGCACGGTTAATGTGTACTTTGAAAGCCCGACTTATCTAGAAAAGTTTCTCAATGAGCAAAGCTCAAGTCTTGAGTTTACGATCACTGATAGCGCAGACGTTGAATACACCTTTGTTTTGCCGCGCATTTTATATACAGGTGCAGACCTAGAGGTTAGTGGTCCCGGTAGTATTTTATTGCCGCTACCATTTCAAGCAGTTTTAGACCCAACAACAAACACAAACTTAATTTTAAGAAAAAAAGGCGCTTAAATAATGGCTTCAATGACTGATTTTTTTACTCGTGAAAAAGCAAATGAAGGTAAAAAAATATTTTTAACGTTGCCGGACGGCACACCAACAGAAGAATATTTAATTATTCGTGGTATTGATTCAGACCACTATCAAGCAACAAATAACGAAGTCATGCGTAATTTTATGCTTAAATCTAGCCAGGATGAAGAGTATAGCGAGCTGGAGGCCAGGCTTGATATTTGGGTTAGTCTTGTAGCTGGCTGGTCTTTTGAGCAAGCCTGCACACCAGAAAACATCAAGCAATTGCTCAGAGAAGCGCCACAAATTGCAAAAAAAGTAGACGAGCTTTCTAGTAATAGAAATTTTTTTTTCGGGAAAGAACAGAGCAACTAGCTAAGTTTTTTGAATCTGAAATTAAGTTACAGCTTTGCCCAAAAGGCTCAGATAAGCCTTTAAAAAAGCATCTACTACACGTTTATAAAGTCACTGGTAAAAAGCCAAAAGAGTTAGCCGAACAGCCAGAATGTCCGGAAGCGCTGAATTATATCTGGCAGTGGTGGCTAGAGGTCCGTGGTTCTGATCCGCTGACTTTTACTGAGTTATATCATTGGTCGCAACTGACGCATAAGCATTTAAGAGCCTGGGAAGTAGATTTAATTCGCTCACTAGACCGAATTTACTGGAATACGATAAATGACAACAGCAGCAGAACTACAAATAGCAGTTCACACTAGCGGTGTTACTTCTGCAACTAGCGAGCTTGCGGCACTAACAAACCAAGGCCAACGCACAGAGCGGGCAACCGATGGGCTAGGTAAACAATTTACCAAACTTGCAGCAGGTGCCACCGCTGCCGCTGCCGCCGTAGCTGCTGCTACTATTGCATTTGTTCGCAGTTCAGCTAAGCAAGTTAAAGAAATGCAGGAGCTAGCCAGGGTAGCCAATACTGGCTATGAGGCTTTCCAAGGCTTTGCTTATGCTACTGAAAAATTTGGTTTTTCTGCTGCAGACTTAGCCGATGTTTCAAAAGATGTGCAGGACAAGATAGGGGATTTCATCGCCACTGGCGGCGGTGAATTTGCTGATTTTTTCGAGAATGTAGCACCTAAAGTGGGTCTTACAGCTCAAGCGCTGCAAGGGTTATCCGGCCCTGATGCCTTAATCGCCGTTAAAAAGGCTATGGATGACGCCAATATAAGCGCAGAGGAGCAAGTTTTTTATTTAGAGTCGCTGGGTAATAATGTTTCTAAACTCACACCATTACTTGAAAAAAATGGTGAAGAGTTTCGCAGGCTTGCCGCTGAAGGCCGAAAACTCGGCGGGGTTTTAACTGAAATTGAATCTCAAAGCTTGCTTGAGGCTGCCGCCGCTTCTAGCAAATTTGATACAGCGTTAAGCGGCTTAGGTAAGCGTCTTGCGGTTGAGCTTGCACCAGCGGTAACAGAAGCGACAGAAACCGCTACCGCCGCTATATCGCGTATGACTTCCTCTCTTGCTTCTGGTGAATTCGAAGAATATTTAGGCATATTAACCGACAAATTCGACCTATTTGCAGACGATATTAACAACGCCGCCAGTGGTTCCACGTCGTTTATTAGCTCAATATTTGGCGACCTTGCGGAAAGCATGGGGTTAGATATTGGCGAGGCAAAGAAAGCGATTATCTTTGCAATTAAGACCCTGCCAGAACATGTTAAATACTACATACAGCGTATGGGTATAGAAGTAGCTGCTTTTGTTGAGTACGGCAAGATATACGGCGCAGCATTTAGTGATGCTATTGTCTCATCACTTGATAATCTGGTTGTTAAAGCGGGCGTTTACGGCAAAGAGCTAGCCGACAAAATGAACCCGTTTGACGGTGACACATTTGATTTTAATAAGCATCTAAAAGCAATTGATCAAAAAGCAGCGAGTGATTTACAAGGTATTTTTGACAAAGCTAAAGCCCAAGCAGAGAAAAATAGAAAGCTACGGCTAGACATGCTTGGCGAACTTGAAAAAGAGCTTGATTATAATGTGCAATCCGGTTTAGCAAAAATTGACCAGCGCATAGAAGCCGCAAGAAATAAGTATTTAAATTATACCAAAGAGCTGGAAAACGCCCCTACAGCAAAGCAGCCTAACATACAGTACGGAAAACCTAGCGCTACAGCAGCAGTAAGCAAAGAAGCTCAGAAAGAGGCAGAACGGCTAGCCAAAATCCGCGAGCAAGAATTTAGTACCCTGCAGGATTATTTAAAAACAGAAGAGCAAGCGATTTTAGATAGCTATCAAAATCGCCTAAGAATTATTGAAGAAAACACAGCAAATAACCCTGAACAGCGGGAAGAATTAAAAGGCAAGCTTGATCAGAAATACGCCACTGAAGCGCTAGATGGTTTTATTAATGAATCAGATACATTCGAGGCTAAAGCCGCGAAAATTGAGGAAGAATTTCAGCAACGACGCGACCTTGTATTAAGTAATACAGCTCTTACTGAGCAGATGCGAACCGAGTTAGAAACCCAGCTAACTAACGAACGCAACACACAGCTAGCCGATTTAGAAAACAAGAAAAATCAGCAAATGATGCAATCATCATCACAGCTATTTGATGGTTTAGCAGGTATTGCCAAGTCATTTGCAGGTGAGCAATCAGGGGCTTATAAGGCATTATTTGCCGTATCTAAGGCATTTTCTATCGCACAAGCAACCATGAGTATTGCGACGGGCTTAGGCAAGGCGCAAGAGCTGGGCTTTCCTGCAAACTTGGCAGAAATGGCACGGGTTACAGCTGCAGGCGCAAGCATAATGTCAACAATACAGGGCTCTAACTTTTCAGGCGCATACGACAAAGGCGGCCATATTCCGGCGGGTAAATTCGGCTTAGTGGGTGAGTACGGCCCTGAATTTGTCAATGGCCCGGCAAACGTCACAAGCCGTAAAGACACGACCAAGATGTTAGAGCAGGCAACTAATCAGAAAGCGGAAGCAGCGCCAGCCGCACCACCTGTTGTGAAGATAATCAATAACGTTGATCCCGCAATTTTAGGCGATTTTTTAGACACCCATGAAGGCGAGCAGTTAATTATGAATGTTGTTAGACGCAATCAAGGAGCTCTGAGCTAATGGCTGTTGAGATTGGAACCGCTGATAATTATTTAGATTTGCTAGAAAAGCTCAAGGTGTTTTTAACAACGAATGAGAAGCTTGTAAGCACTGGGCAGCAGTGGGAGATATTGAGCGAGAAAAACGAAGGTTTCCCGGCTCAGGTATTTTTTAAAGCACCGGGATTAACTGGAAAAGAAAATATTTTTATTAATATTCGGGCTGCATTTGATACAAACCTTGATGTATATAATTGGGAAATATTCGGTGCTATTGGTTACGAAGATAATTTCGGAATAAATGAGCAGCCAAGTAAAGAGTTTGTACACATTTACCTTTGGCAACACAAAATACCTTACTGGTTTGTAAGCGTGTAATCATGGTTGCTAAGGTTTCAACTGTATATATGACAATGTATGCGGGTAAAATTCTACCTTACGGCACGCCCAACCATTTCCCCTACCCTGTCTTAATCTCAGGCTGCGATAAGGTTTGGAATCGCCGCTGGTCATCCACAAAAATGGACACTAGCTGTATATTTTCACCAGGTAAAGGCTCTTATTTTTATTATCCTGATGGCACCTGGAAACAGGTAATTAACAGATATGGAGGCGAGACAAACCCGACAACAAAAATAGATCAAATAATGGTAGCCCCTACTTCATCCAGTGGTTTTATTAGAACCAATATAAGTGGTTGGGATGGAAACCCTATTAGCCCAAATCCTGACGGCTCTTATGTTTTGCTTCCCCTTATCTTATACAGCACCGAGTTATCAAAAAATGTTTATGGCGAGGTAGACGGCTTGCACTGGATTTCAGGATTAGCTAACGCCTCAGAAAATGTAATCACTATTGGAGAAAAACAGTACTTGGTTGTTCAAAATGTATTCCGAACCACCTGGGATGAATACGGCGTGGTGGAGTTAAGCTAATGTATCAGACTGGATTAGCAAATAACGTTAATGATTTTCTGGATAAGCTCAGAATTTATGCTGAATCTATTGGGTGGACTATTCATAAGCACCTAGTCGCGAATATAGACGGCGGGGCAAATAACGGTGTCTGGCTTCAGTTGTCACACCCAAGCGTAGGCTATTTTAGTTTTTATAGCGATAATAGAACGGAAAGCGAAAGTGAGCATTATCCCAAACCATCTATATTCATTTCTGGTGAAACTGGTGTCAGTGAAGGCGGTATATGGGAACAGCCAGGTTCAACGGCAGAAGACTCAAGCGAGACTAATGGCTTATACGGCCCATTTACATATTTTTTATTCGGCTCAACCAATTATATTCACTGTGTAATAGAAATACGGTCCGGATTATTTTCACACTTAGGCATAGGTATGCTTGAAAAGTCTGGTTATCATGGAGGGCAGTATGTTTTTGGCACTAGATACTTTGTAAATATAGATGATACTGGCAGCGCAAGCGCTCGTAACTGGAAATACACCAATCATACTTTGCCCTTTGATGCTATAGAATCCTCCAAAGCGTCAACTTTAATAAGGATGAATAATAATTGGCTCAAAATTGGAACCTATAACTCTTATGCTCCAAACGGATCAGGGTGGGGACCAATTAGAGCCTGTGAAGAATCTTATAGCGACACACGGCAAAGACAAAAAAACCCTTATGGCTGGCTATTTGATGCATCACCAAACGAGCTAAACAGTATTACACCACTATTTCCATTATTAACCTATGCCAAAGACGTTCAAGAGCGCGGCTATTTACTGGGGAATCCCCCAGAAATGCGTTGGTGTAATATGAAAAATATTGTGCCTGGTGACTCTATGTTTATTGGTGAAGATGAGTGGGTTATTTTTCCAATAAAAGCCAAAGTGCTGGAAGGTAACGCTCCTAAAGGCCAATATTCATCATATTTGTATGGCCTGGCCTACAAAAAATCATGATTATTTCGGGCGCTATTTTTTCGCTTAGCTCCGGTTTTAATAATGCCATAGATGATAAGCGGGAATTACAAAATTACAAACATGGTTTTCTTGGTAATAGCTGTATTACTGGCGCTACTAGTAACACTCAGCCTGTCAGCGAAAACCCCAAAACATTTGCGGGACATCATAGCCACGGCTTTAAGCATGATTATTACTTTAGAATTCATTTAATACCTAAAGTCATTAATTTGGGTAATTTACTGTCAGCGCAAACCCGTGAAATTGAAGTGTGGAATGCGTATTTAAGCCCGCAGAAGTTGTCTAGCATTGCGGAACGAGGAACGGAAGGCTTAACACTTAAAGAGCCAGAAACGACACCAACGGTATTTGCTAGCCTAGAGTCACGTATTTACAGCGTAAATATTTCCGTTAATGGTCCCCCAGTAGTAGAAGCCAGTTACACATTTAATTTTGCTCATGAGCAGCCGGAATTAGCTGTACGCGGTAAGCGTATTGTTGTTTGGCCCTTCTCACCACAAGCGAGTGTATCCGAAACGCTGGAATGGAAAACCAACATATTGCAGGCTTACGAAGGCGAGCAGCGGCTAGCCTTGCGCCCTGTTCCACGGCAAGGCTTCAGCTATAAATTCCTGCTGGATAATCACCAATTCAGCCGAGCTAAGGCGATTTCAACACAATGGGCTCACCGGGTGTATGGCGTGCCAGTCTGGACTAATTTAGCGTTTATTGGCCCCTTAACCGCTGGCATCACTGAGATTACCGTTGATACGACAGTAGCCGATTACCGTGCAGATGATGTGATTCTAGTTTGGGATAATGACGAATATTACGAAGCGGTAGAAACAACCGAGATTAGCCCCGGTAAAGTTGGCTTAAAGCTGCCTCTATCTAAAGCTTATCAAAACGCTTATGTCATGCCGCTTAGGTTTGGGCGTACATACAGCGGCACTAAATTCAGTCGGAATGCTTCAGATATTGCTGAGGGTAAAGTGAGTTTTTCGGTTACTGAAAATATAAACCTAGCGGTGTCTAGTTTTCCTAAATACCGTGACATTGATGTGTTAACAGATCGCTCTGTTGTTGTCGGCTCGCTCGATGAAAACATTATTCGTGATGTTGAGGTTATCGATAATACAGCCGGTACTGTTGTAGTCGATACAAAAACCAACTACCCACTACACAAACAAAAAATAAGCTGGCATACAACAGACAAAGCCGACTTATGGCGGGTGAAACAGTGGATTTATAGCCGTCGCGGCAAACAAAAAACGTTCTGGCTGCCAAGCTGGAGTCAAGATTTAACGCTGGTTGAAGTCATGGCGGCGCAGTCAGGGGCCTTTATTGTTCGGCCTATTGGTTACCCACTCTATTACGGCATCAAAGACGTGATGCTGATGACCAAGTCTGGCGAAATTTTCTACCGTCGTGTATTAGGTGGCTCTGTTAATGACGATGGCAACGAAGTATTAAGCATTGATAAAGCATTAGGTGCAACGGTCTACCCCGCTGACGTTGAGATGCTTTGTTTTATGTCGCTGGTTAGATTCGATGCTGACCGGGTGCAAATCAGTCATACGCAAGCCGGTAACGCGAAAATTTCAATTGCTGTCGTGGAGGTTCCCGCGTGAGTTACGACTTAATAGAAACTAGTTCGGACGACGGCCAACCACTAGAACTCTACGAATTCGGTCAGGGTGTGCAACGTTGGTATTTCACCAGTTCAGAGCATGAGATTATTTACCAATCAAAAACCTATGTACCGGCCCCGATTAAACGATCATCCGTAAATGTCACTGATGATATTTTTAAAGCCGCTCTAAAACTCACGTTTCCGCGAGATAACGAACTGGCGCGGCAGTTTTTAGGGTTTAGTCCTGAATTACCCACGACAGTGACTATCTTTAGAGGCCATTGGGAAGATGACGATTATATCGTCTACTGGAAAGGCCGTGTTTCAGGTGCTAAAGGTTCAGGCTCTACCATTACACTGGAATGCGAGTCTGTTTTTACCTCAATACAACGACCAGGGCTTAGAGCCAAGTATCAGCGCATGTGCCGCCATGTATTGTACGACCACAAATGCCGGGTGAATCAAAAACAGTTTGAAGTGAAGGCCGTGGTACAAAATATTAACGGCACCCATTTAACACTGACAGAAACATCACGCTATCAAGCAGGCTGGTTTACTGGCGGCATGATTAAAACAGAAGATGATGCGGTTAGGTTTGTTAGCTCGCATAACGGTAGTGATTTAATAATTACCCGCCCTTTTCATGACGTAAAACCAAACACGACAGTTAAATTATACCCTGGCTGTAATCACTTATCGGATACATGCCTAAACAAGTTTAATAACTTAGACAATTACGGCGGTTTTCCGCATATACCTACCCGTAATCCGTTTGATGGGAGTTCAATTATCTAATGTGGCCTGCTGTAGTAGCGTGGATAGGTGCGCTTGTGCTGGTTGCGGTATCAATGCGACCAAAACAACAAGACCAAACACCAGTAGCTAAAGACGTAAAAATACCAACCAATGAGGAAGGCACAGAAATACCTGTAGTGTTCGGTACTCGTGACATTGATAGCCCTATGAATGGTTGGTATGGGCATTTAAGAACGGTGCCAATACGCAAAAAAGGCGGCAAAAAGTGATTATCCGTATCAATCATATTCGTGCAGCCTTATTTTGTTCTAAAGGGGCCAGGCAATTTTTCGAGCGTCACGGGTTAGATTGGAGTGATTTTTTAAAAAACGGCATTGAAGCAGAAAAGCTATTAAATACTGGTGATGCCATGGCTCAGCAAGTAGTGGAATTGGCAGAATGGGCGGAAAAAAGAAAGCCGTAACAGTCGGGTATAAATATTACATCGGTATGCACATGCTGTTGTGTCATGGCCCGGTTGATAAAGTCACGCAAATTAATGTGGATGGTAAAAGGGCTTGGTCTGGTGATCATGGTGGTGGCCGCCTTCATATTAGCGCTAGCAATTTATTTGGCGGTGAAAAGCGTGAGGGTGGTGTTTCTGGTGATGTCGATATTTTAATGGGCCACCCAAATCAGCCTAAAAATGACTACTTAACAGCTCGACTTGGCGCCAAAATACCCGCTTATCGTGGTGTAGTGAGCGCCATTCTTAGGCAGATCTATATAGGGATGAATCCTTATCTTAAGCGCTGGGCTTTTCGTGTGCAGCGCATCCACGTTCGGGATGATGGACGGCCCCAGTGGTATAACGATAAAGCCGAGGTTGGCAGCGGTGACATGAACCCAGCGCACATTATCAGGGAATGCCTCACTAGTCTTGATTGGGGTATGGGTTATACCAGTGAGGATATAGACGACCATTCTTTTACTCATGCTGCTAATCAGTTGCACGCCGAAGGGTTTGGGCTTTCACTGTTGTGGGATAAAGAAACCACTATCGACAAGTTTATTCAGCTCATTTTAAAACACATTGACGGTGCTTTATTCGTCGATAGAAAGACAGGCCGCTTTACCCTTAAGCTGATTCGCGATGACTACGACAAATCAAAGTTGATTAAGTTGAGGCCGCATAACGTAGGCAAGATTAATGACTTTACCCGCCCCACCGTTGGCGAACTAACTAACTCTGTCACTATTCAATATTGGGATAAATCCACGGGCAAGAATGCAACCGTTGGCGCTCAAGATATCGCCTTGGCGCAACAGCAAGGCTGTGTTATTTCCACTACTCAAAAGTACCCCGGCATTACTAACGGTGCATTAGCTAGCCGTGTCGCTGCCCGTGATTTAAGGGGCTGTGCTAACCCATTAATCGGCTGTGTTTTGATTGCTAACCGCGAAGCAGCCAGCCTTAATGTGGGTGATGTATTTTTGTTTGAGTGGCCTCAATACGGTGTATCTGAGACCGTGATGCGAGTGACTAATATTTCACTGGGCACCCTCACCGACAACAAAGTCAAAATTGAATGTGTGCAAGATGTGTTTGCATTGAGTGAGGCTATTTATGCCTCCCCTACTCCGACCGGGTGGGCTTTACCCTTATCTGAGCCAGCGCCTTGCCCTTACCGCTTGATTGTTGAGGCCCCCTATTATGAAGTTGTACAACGGGTGGGTATGGATGAAGCAACCAAGCTAGCAAAAGAAGATGGTTTTTTAATTGTGGCTGGGACTAAGCCAGCCGAAGATGCACTAAATGCTGATTTGCATGTGAACTCAGGTGGCGGCTATGAGTTGGTCGAGTCATTAGAGTTTACGCCGACTGCTTTATTAATGGCTGATGTTAGCTATATGGATACATCACTATCAATCGGCCAAACCGTTGACATTGATATTGTAGAAACTGGCTCACACATCCAAATCAATAATGAGCTAATGCAAGTCACCGCGATTAGCGATACAGAAATCAAAGTTAATCGTGGTGTGGCTGATACCATACCGCACATGCACCCTTCTGGTTCTCGCGTTTATGCATGGGATTATTATGGCGAAACAGACGGCGTTAATTACCAAGATGGCGAGACTATATACGCTAAGATTACCCCAGCCACTGGGCGCGGCATTCTTGATTTAGGTGTTGCACCACAGGACAGTGTTAGATTCAACAGTCGTGCATCTCGTCCATATCCACCCGGCAACTTCAAAATCAACAACCAGTATTTTCCTAAGTTCATTACTGGCAGCTTGCGCTTATCTTGGGCGCACCGTGACAGAGTACAGCAAGCGGACCATCTCAAAAGTTTTACCTTTGGTGATGTTGGGCCAGAACCAGGCACTACTTATAGCCTGAAAATTTGGGATGAAAATAATAACCTGGTTGTTAATGAATCCGAGTTGACCGGCAACACTTAC